GCGGGGTGCGCCGGTCAAGGTCTGGATCGCCGTCTTCTGATCGGCGGTCAGATTGGCCCATGCGAAACTGTTAATACTGCCGCCGCCATAATAGCGCCCGGTCAGCAGGTAATCGATGTGCTGCCAGTTATCGCCCCATTCGAGATATTCGGGGAAATCGCCGTCGAAGCCGACGTTCCAGCAGCATGCGACCGGGATGATGCGGGTCGCATAATCGGCGCCGAAGATATCCTCGATGTAGCTCAGATTGGCGCGCTGGTTCTTGATGTGCGCGCGACGGCGCGCGATCTCCCCGTCCTGAATCTTCTGCCAGCGGGTGAGGTCGCTACCCGGCTTCAGGTTGCCGCTTGAGCCTGCGATCGCCGTCTTGGCCCGCCAGATATTCGCATCCGAAACCGCCTCCTGATCGAGCGCATAGGAAGTCGTGGCGACCCAGTTAGCGGGGATCGTGTAAGAACCGGGCGGGTCACTATAGACCGCATCTTCAAGACACCCGGCCGATATCTTGCGGCCCCAGCCTGCCGCCAGCCCTTCGAGCAGATAGTCGATATATTGCCGAAAATTGGTGTTCCATGCTTCGTTACCCGTCTCGACTATGATCGGGATCGACGGGTCAAGGTGATCGCGCCAATAAGTATAACGCTCCCGCACGTAACTCTCGTCTGCAAGACGGGATAGGCAGTCATAGATAGGAATCTGGACAAAGTTATGGAGTTGGGCAAGGTGTTCGTGGGGGTGCGCTGGGGCGTAGTCGCGTCCTAGACCCATGAACAATGTCATCCATAGTTGATCGGTCGGTTTCGGTCGGGACGCCGCTGATAGTGCGCCGCGTTGGGCGGCGCCGACATAGTTGCAAACTTGGTTGCCCATGTAGCGCAGGTGCGAGATGCCAGCCTGCGTGAGATAATCGACGAATTCCTTGCGCCAGACCATATTTTCATCGGTGCCCACGAGCCGGATGCTCAGCTCCCACAGGCCGGTCGGCAGACCGCCGTTCGGCATCGCGACATCCTTGGTGAGGAAGATGCCGAAGTTGCTGTCGCCCGCGCCATGCCCACCGGTGGCGCTGGCGATCGCATCGGTATCGATCACGACCTTATGCTTGCGAAAGCCATAATAGTCGCGGGTGACGGTGACGTGGCCGAACGTCTGCTGGAAATCCCATGTCAAGTTCGGCGCTTGCGTCATGTCCATGATGTAAGTGCCCCGGATATTGTACCAGGGAAGCTGCGAGCTGATTACACCGCCCGCAGGCCATACCGTGGGCGAACCGTTAGGCTGCAACCCCATTACGGATGCGGCGTTCCAGTTAGTCGTGTCGACAGGATAAACCGAAGGGTTCTGGTCCATCCAGTAGCTCCGGTTGTACTTGCCGTCGCGCCATTGGATCATGCGGCCGATATCGTTGTAGGGGTAGAGGCCCGAAAAATAGCTATAGCTGTTCTCGTTCTGGCCGAGCTTGAACGCCTGCTGCGGGATCGTCGACGGCAGGTAGAACATCACCGACGATCGATCCTCGATGCCGCCAATGTTGCGCGCATCGATCCGGACCCATGCTTCCTCATTGACGTTCGGGATCGGCCCGACCTCGATCCACGCCTGATTGCCGACCGGCGATGCCGCGCCCGATCCGATCAGCGCGCCCGCCGCCGTGTATATCTCGACCTGCACGTTGCTGGCGCCGGCGACATTGCAGAACACGCCGACCCTGATCTTTGACTGTGTCGTGTTCGCGCGCCGCACCTTGTAGCTGTTGATGTCGGTTCGGCCGGCGGCGTCGCGCACTGCCAGATAGGGCGCGAAGCGCTTGTTGCCGGTGACCGTGCGCCAGTAGCCGGCCATCGTCGCCCCGGCGACAGATGACGGCATCGGGATCGATGTGATGTTGGCCGCGCCCGACGTGCTGTTGCGCAGATATTGCTTGATGCCGTTGACGTAGATCTCGATCGTGCTGCCGACGACGACGGCGGCGACGGTGACCGTCGATGGCAGGATCGTGTACTGATTCAGCGTGAAGCCGCTATTGTAATAGATCTGATATGGGAAAGCCGACGCGACCTGCGCCACGCCGCCCTGCACCAGCACGAACTGCAAATATTGCGTCAGGCTTGCGCCGCTGCCGAAAAAGCTGCGGAAAACGGCTATGAAGTTCTTGTCGTCCTTCGCCAGCAGCACCGCATATTCATTATCATTGAACGATGCGGGCTCGCGCAGTTGCACCTCCGTCCGGACGATCGCCGAGCCTTGATCCCATAGCGCGCGCGGCTGCAGCGAGAGATCGCCGGCGGATGCATCGGCGAGCAGCGAATCCGTTGCCGCCGTATCGCGCCGCCAGTTCGGTACCGTCGTTTGGTAAGTTAGGTCGGCCTTGAGCGCATTGTATTCCGAGAAACCCAGGCTGACGAGCGTCGTCCCCGTCGCCAGATCGGGGATCGAGACGGACTTGAGAATCGTCATGCGACGTAGCTGCCGCGCAGCAGCAGGAACACGCGCGCCGCGCCCCGCTTGGTCCCGGCTGAATAGAACAACAGGGTTGACCCGGCCGGAACCGCCAGATCGCCGCCGCTCGTCTCGAAGCTGACCGTGCGATCGGTATTGAGCGTGATCGTCCCGACCGTCGTCTCGACCAGCGATCCCGGCGCCATGATCTTGACGGTGATCGCGTAAGCGGCCGATGGTGCCGCGCCTTTGACCGCGCCGGCCGAGCCCGCGAAGTCATTGGTGAACAGCACCGCATCGGCGAAGTGCAGCCCGAAGAACGCGACGTTGACCTCGGGCTCCACGTCCATCCACCCGAGCTGCGCCCGATAGGTGACCGTGATGCCATGTGCTTCGAGATAGCGGTCGATCTGATCCGAAATGATCTGCGCGATTTCGGCCGTGGATGCGTCTGGCGGTATCGTGGGCATGGGCGTTCCTTGCTTATCGCTTGCCGGCGTCGATGATCAGTTTTCCGGAAATGTAGGTCCCGCCGCCGTCGTCGCGCCGCGCTTCGATCCAATAGGAATAGGCTTCGGTGACGCTGATCTCGTCGTCCCACTCGTAGCAGACGACCTGGGGGAAATTGGTCATGCCCGACGGCACGGCGTTGCCGATCTGCACGGTCCCGGTCGTCGGCCCGTCGCGCATCAGCCGGAACGACACCCGGTCGTTGTCGCCGCCCGTGCGCTGCAGGATGACGAACATTCGCAGGTTGACGTCCGAGCCGGCCGGGATGACCGGATTGTCGGTTTGCACCGTCAGCGTGTCGCTGCCGAGGTGCATGATGTTCCAAACGCCTGTCGAGGCGTTGATGACCGTGGCCCCGCCCGCGCTGCCGAAGTCGATGAACTTGAAACTGCTCGTCGTTACCTGGTTGAGCGCGATATTCGCCGTGGTGACGACGCCGACCGCCAGCTTCTTTATGTAGACATTGTCCATGTAGAGGGCGCCGTCTTCATAATAGAGCGGGCGGATCGCGACCGCGCCGGAATCATCGACAAAGCTGAACTGGCTCGCGACGACATTGAAGGCGGACGAAGTGCCGTCGTTGGTCAGCGTGATGCCCGAAATGTTGCCGTTGACGTCGAGCTGGATGACCGCCTTCGCCTGGCCGCCGCTAAGGTCCGTCACGGCCTGCAACAGGAAGCTGATCGATGCCGTATTGGTGCCGGTCGTCGTCGATATCCCGTCGAGCTTCTGCCCGAGGCTCTGATCCGGCGACACTTTCAGCGATTCGAGATTGACGATGAACGCCGAGCTGTCGCCCGACTTCGCCCCGATCAGCGACAGCGTCTGGACGATCGCGTTGAGGCCCTCGATCGTCTGCTCCTGCCAGTTCTCGACCAGCGTGCCGATCGGCAGGCCGTTGAGCGTGGTCAGCGCATCGGTGTAATTCTTGGCCAGGCCCGATCGCAAAATCTCGCTGATAAGGCCGATGCCGTTGCGCTCGAGGTCATCGACGATCGCCTGCGCCTCGCGGTCACCAACGGGCGTTCCGGGCGGCGCGCCGACGGTAGCGCCATCGAATGGCCGGGGTCGCGTGGCCGGATCGTCGTCAATGACGCCGGTCCAGTTCGCCGTCGTGCCGGCCTGGTTGATGCCGAGGATAAGCGGGCTGTTCAACGGATCGTAAACCGTCGGCGGCGCGGCGGTGACGGGCGCGCGATCGTCGGCGTCCCAGGCATAGATTGCTGCGGCCTCCTCGCGCAGGATCATCGGGCAGCTTCCGCCGATCGAGATTCCCTGCCCCTCGACCCGGAAAGGCTTGTTCACCCATCCGGCGGCCGAGAGCGTGAATCGCACCACGCTGCCGACTTTTGCGTTCCATGCGCGCGCGCCGAAGTTACCGGTGTATTTGCCCTGGTACTGCCGGCGCTCGAGCACCTGTTTCGCGAGGCGCTGCGCGCGGGCGGCGTTGTCGATTAGCGGGAGATCGAGCGTCAGGATACGATCGACGCCATCGGGGCTATCGAGCCGCACCTCGGGATAGTCGACGAGTTGGTAGAGGCTGTTCGGCGACGGGTCGCAATAGCGGCCACGCACGACGTTATAGGCTTCGGTCAGGTCGGGCACCGGTTCCCATGTACCGGGCCCGATCGCGTCGTCGTCGGTGAGATCGACGTCGGGCGCGCCGAGATCGTTGTGCCGGACGATGAAGCTAAGCTTGCCGCCTCCATCCCGCAGCGCGCCGTTGCAGGCGACCGCGAGCGCGGTCAGCTTGGAATCGCTGTCCGTGTCCTCGCCGAACACACCTGCGCAGGTATAGCGCTTCTGCGTCGTGCCACTGGCGGTCATCACCGCTTCGTCACAAAGGTTTGCCGCAGTGATGTAGGAAGCCAGATTGATACGAGATATCGGCGTTCCGGCGCCGACCGACAATTTGCCGTTGATCCGCCAGCCAATCTGCTGCGCCAGAACCTGAAGTGCGGGATTGTTGCCCTGGTCGAGGAAGCTGGCGTTGAACGACCATGTGCTCTGATCGGTCGCGCGTTGGGGACCCGATCCGCCCGGAACGGTGCTGTCGAGGCGCGGATCGTAGACCGGCATGCCTTCGCCGACGACCGTAAGCCGAGAGGACAGGCCGGAGACAAAGGGGCTTTCTGCCTTCTTACTGTTGCCGGTGCGCTTGATCCGGATATGCAGATAGGCGCAGCCGGTCAGGCGCCGGGTCGCGCCCCATTTCGCACCACCGTTGATCGCGACATAATTGCTTGCAGTGCCTTCGAGGATGGGCTCGACGGTCAAATAACCGAGATATTTGGCGGTGACGCCGCCTGCGAGCGTCCAGGCGGTCAGGTCATCGATCCATAACTCCTGGATCGATGTGACCTTGTGGGCGGCGACAGCTATGATGTGGTCGATATACTCTTGATCGGTCCCCGATGGCTCGACGTAGCGGATGTCGGTCGCCATCGCGGTGCGGCCAAATACCGTTTTGCGCGGTGCCGACGGGTTGATCGAGGCGTTGAGGCGATCGAGCTGCGACAGCGTCGCGTGCGGCGTCTTGGCGAGCGCCGCGTTGACGCCGGCAGAGATCGAAGCAAGGCCAGCGCTGAGCGCCAGTCCCCCGAGGAGCGTTGTCGATGCGGCGGTGGTCGCGGTGACCGTGGCACCGGTAAACAGGCTTGTGGTCGTGAAGCTGGCGCCGAAGCCAATGCCGCCGGTTGCCACGCCGACGGCGATGATGGCCGCGCCGATCAGGAGCGGCTTGAGGACCTTGCCGCTCATCGTCCGGACCTGTTCAGCATGGCGCCGACGATGCGATCTAGATCAGGCGGAGGTTACCGCCGTCAAACGCGCCAGGCCATCTGCCAATCCTTGCGCGGCACGCGGACGAGACCCCCCGGTAGTCCGACGAAATAGGCGAATTCGCCCATACAGACCCCGGTCGAACCATCTGAGAGTACCAGGTCGCCACGATGCGCGAGCGATGGCGGGACAGGTTCGCCGAGCTTGGCGGTGACGAGTGCGGGGATGTCCGCGAAGCCCTTGGCACGGATGAGGCGCAACCCGGATGTCAGCGACTTGTACTTCCGTCGGTACCCGCGCGCGTAATCCTTGCCGGTCTGGGCTTTCACGCTATTGGCGCCATGGAGGATGCAGTCGTGGGCGCCGAAGCCATACGCCTTGCCGCGGACGCTATCGAGATAGCTGGCGAGGCGGGCCTCCCAATCGAGCAGCCGCGTCATCGGGTAAAACTGAAAGGATCGGGCGTCGCAATCCCGAGCGCGGCCGTGGTGAGGTTCGACGCGTCCGTGCCATTCGCAATCGCGATAGCCGCCTCGGCCGAGTGATCGCCCGAATCGAATTCCGCCTGCGACAGATAGGTTCGGTTGCTCGCCTGGGTCAGCGATGCGAGGTACGATTCGGCCGTAAGCTGAATGACCGAGCCATCCTTCGCGAAATGATAGGTCGGCACGTTCATATAACCCGTGAAATAGGCATCCGGACGCCCGTACATCTGGAAACTATCGTTGAACATGGCGCGCCAGAGCCGCACCACCCGCCCGCGATAATTGGCCAGATTGCCGAATTCCGTCATGATCTCGCTGTCGTTGACGATGATCGCGGAGAGGGTGAAGGTCACCGTGTCGGCGCCGCGCTCGTTCAGTTGAACGTCGCTGACGCCGATCGGCTGATTGTCGATAGGTGAATAAGTGTGGCCGTCGAGATCCTCGTCGCCGGTATCCGAGAACGCGACGCCGTAAGGGCAGTCGGTCAAACGCATCGGCTCGTCGCCGAAGTCGATCAGCGCGAACCGGAAGGGTCGGATGACCGGGAGGTCTAGGGCTGCGCTGTGGTCAGGATCGAGGCGCGACATCAGAACGCCTCCTCACACGTGAAACCCGTCTTTATGTCGGTATCGATACGGAATTCGTCCCAGCTTATCGTATTGTCCGAAAAACTGGTGTTGTCGTCGGCGAGCGCCATGATCGCGGTTGGGATATCCACGACAAGCGCGGATCCATTGGCGGGAGAGGACCTTAGCCACCGCTCGAAGTGTAACGTGGCCGCTCCCGACGCGGAAACGACGTCGGCCGTCAAACGCATCAACTGGTCATTCACGGTGACGAACTGGCCGCGCCGCAGCTTGACGCCGGATGTTCCCCATCCAGCGGTCACGAGATTATAGCCGATCTGCGCAGCGCCGTTGACGGTGGGTGTGACACCGACGATCTGCGGGCGCCGAACGACCGGGAGCCGGAACGTGTTGGCTCGGCCCTGCAAATCTGCAAAAAATGCGTTCCATGCCCAAAAGCTTTCCTCGTCGAGGATCTCGATATCAGGAACGTCAGCCGTCCACATGGCCGCAGCGGGCAAGATCGCGACCTTGCGCTTGTTCGTCCATTCCGAACGGTTGACTTCGGTCGGTTGCTGATAGCGCCAGTTTATGCCGGCGAGCGGCGGGCACGTCGGCATCGCGATGACCGTCATCAGCCCAGGCTCCCCGGCATACGCGGTCGGGCCGCGGCCTTCTGAACCTGCTGACCGGCAGAGAACGCGGTTTGGCCGGCGAGCGCCGCCTGTTGCGCTGAGCGGTTCAGGATTTGCTCTGCGAATCCGTCGGGGTTGACCGAGTTGCGCGCATCGACGCTGATATGTTGGACGACCGTCGTACCGCCGCCACCCTGCGCAGCCTGCATCCGGCCAAGCGGGATGACGTTGCCCGAGCCGGTCGGGACGAAACCCTCCACCTTACCGGGCGACGCGCCTTCGTTGACGCGGATCATCTGGCCGCCGGGAACGTAGCCACCGGACGCGCGACCCAGCGTAGCTGAAAACGCTTTGCCGAGGTTGCCGAGGATGTTGCCAACACCACCGCCGCCCTTGGCGAACTGCAGAACAGCGAACCGCGCGAGCAGGAGGGCCAACGTCTTCAACCCCTCGCGCTCGAACGTCTTCCAGATCGACCCGGATCCGCCGACGAACGCATTTTCGAATAGGTCGGCCAGCCTTACGACATCTTTCTCCTGTTGCTGGAAAACCCTCTGCTGGGTTTGCAGCTTTCGGCGCTCCGCCTCATCCTCAGAGTCCAAGCTCTGATCGATCCGACGATCAGACGCCCCGACCGTGTCTTGAATGCCGCCAGGGCGCTTGAGGATTTCATCGGCGCTGGGCTGATTTAACCCCTCCGCCTTCATTGCAGCCGCGCGACGCGCGATGTCGGCGCCACTGGAATAAGCAGCGGCGGTCGTGGCGTCGATTAGCCCCGCAGATTTTAGATCGCTGATATCCTTTAGCACATCGTAGTATTCGCGCGCCGATGCGGCCAGTGGATCGAACGCCGCCTGCAACTTCACGACGTTGGATTTCAATTCCTCCTGGCGGCGTTTTGCGTCGGCGTCCGCCTTCGTTCGGTCGGAGTCGGCCTTGGATTCCGCTTTCCGGCGCGCTTCCTCGGCGTCGGCGGCGTCTTTTGTAGCCTTCGCCGAAAGCTTATCGAGATTGAGCCGCACCCGGATAGCATCAGCCTCGGCCTCATACTCTCTCTTGAGCGAGCCGAGACCGCTACCCCGCTTAAACTTCTGCTTGTCGCCTGTTTCCGGGTTAATTCCGCGAGCGATAAGATCGAGGTTACCGTTGATCTGGGCTAGGCGATTTTGATCTTTTAGCGCCCCGGGATCGATATTGGCGAGACGTGTCATCGCGGCGACATAGCGATCCAATTCGGGCTGCGCCTTCGCCGCAGCGTCTCCCGTTTCAAGCATTTTGCCCGCGAGCACGCCCGCGATTGAACCAGCAGCAAGCAGCGCGGCGCCCCACGGCCCGGCAAAGAACGCCGCGACGCGCGCGGCCTTGCCGCCGGTGTCTGCGAGTGCGTCCGCTACTTGCGGTGCCTGCTGTGCGAGGATCAGGAACGGGGACTGCCCCCCGGCGAGCTGCGTCCCGATATCGGAAATCTGCCGGCCAAGATTGCGAGTGGCGTTCGCGGATCGGGCCGAGTTGATCGATACCACGTCACCGGAGCGCTTGACCGCCGCGTCACCTTTCGCGGCCGACCGCTCGACCGAGGTCATGCTGCTGTCGAACGTGCGCGCGTAGCCTGTAACGTTGGCGCTCGCCTTATCGACGTTCGCGATCAGATCTACGACGACGCTGTCTGCGGTTGTGGACATGGGCCGACGCTATCGGCGGGGCGATCCGGTAGTTACCGCCGTCATTTCCGGTGTGCGGCCATAGCCCGGCGCAGATCATCGATATCCTGCGGGTCCGCCTCAAGCTTCGGCTTGCCGTCCCCATGCCGCGCATTCCATTCCGCCAGCGCCGCGACATAGGTGCCGTAGGTCAGCGTTTGCCAATCAAGCCCCATCAGCGAACAGTTGATCAGGACTTCGTCGAGGCGGAGGCCGGCTTCTTTGCGCGCGGACGCCTTGGCGTTGCCGGTGCTACCGGCTCCCCTTTTTTTGGCGGGTCATATCCTTCGACCGAGGCGCGCAAGATCGCTGCAGCCAACGTCCATCGCTCGACGATCGGTGCCGGATCAACGTAGGCCTTGACCAGATCAAGCGCCTTTATCGCGCTGACGACGACGTTAGCCCCGTTCACGGTACCGGAGGCGCCGCCGATCAGGGCGAGGCGGACGATCTCGCGGCAATCGAACGCCGACGCACGGCCAGCGTAGGGGTTTGCCACGACTTGCCCGTCGACCACGCCAAGGCCCGCGATGACGTCGGAATAGAGCTCGATGATACCTTTGCGGCGCTGATTGCCGTTCGCGTCGGTGAAGCCGCAGGACTTCTCAAGCTCGAGCTGCTGAGGGAGGCGCAGCGCGAAGGTGTAATCGCCGTCGGCGAACGCGAGGACGATATCGGTCGGAAGGCTCACGATGCTGCCGTGTACGTCCATGTGCCGTGACTGGGGAGCGTGACCTCTGCCGTGCTGTCGCCCTCGTCATTGATCGACAGGTTCGCCGCGGTCATTTTCGACGAATAGGCGTAGGTGCCAATCAGATCGCCAGCGTCCGTGCCATCGCGCTTGTACAACTCGACCTTGTAATTTTTGAGGTTGCCGAGCGCGGCGTCGAAACGGGCGATGTCGTCGGCGTTGGTCAGGCCAGTCCCGGAAATGTCGAGCTGGCGACCCTGAATCCGCTGCGTGCGCACGGGCACGCGCCCCGGGAAGGCGCAATCCTTCGTGAACTTGTCCTGGCTCGACGCTGTGCGGTTGATGGTGACATTGTTCAGGCCACAGAGAATCGTGAAGGCCTCCGTTGGCGTCGCGCCATCGCCCATCTTGATCAGGGCGAAGTCAATTTCATTTGGGATGGACATGCCGGTCTCCGCTCATTTCGAGGGGGAAGGTATGGCTGCCTATGTCGCGGTGTTACCGCCGTCATCATTCGAGACGACACGAAAGCGGGCACGGGCGTCTTTTGCCGCAGCATCTGCGGGCGATCCGAGATCCATATCCACGCGAGCGAGAAGCATGGAAGCGCGGTCGGCCAGGGCCTTGAAGTGATCGATATCGGTCTGGCGGGTCGCGATCTTGGCGAGCTCGTCAAATTCAGCGTACATCTGTTCGATGATCGAGGCGGGGATGGCGCCGGCCTTGAGGAGTTGGACGAAGATGCGCCCGTACAACTCCATCTCTATGCGGCTGTCGCTCATGCCGACGATATCGCACGTCAGGCGAGGTGGCGCACCCGGAAATTGACGATGGAGTGGAAGGCGTTTGCCTCGTCCGGATCCTGCAGCAACTGCGAGCCGGTCCATAGCACCCGGGCCGATCCGCCGCCCTCAAGCGCCAGGCTGGCGCCGTCGAGCACCGAGGCGATCGCCGCGCCGATCGCGGACGCCTCATCCTCTGCTGTCAGATCGGCCCGGCCCTTTGCGAAGCCGTGGACTGCGACGATCGTGTCCGCCCCATCGACGCACGCGCCGCGCCGCGGTGTGGGGCTTGGCGCGCCCATCCGGATGAAGGGGAACGCGGGCAGCGCCGCTGTCGTCTGGGGAAAAATGCTATCGGCATTGACGACGGCAAGCACGTCGGCCGCGCCCGCCATCTTGATCATCATCGCGCGACGAATGGCGAGAGTGCGGTCCCGCGCCATTAATCCGCGATCGGAGCTGGATCTACGGCGGGCGGTGCTTTCACCGGGCTCGCGACCTTGGCAATCGCCTTCTTCTCGACGGCCCTGCCGGCTGCGATCGCCGCGTCGCCGACCTCCTTTGCGACGGTGACCTCGGTCCCTTCCTTATAGGCGGTGGTGACCTGCGGAGTGATGTGATCCCAATTGTGGGTGAACCGAATACGCATATCGATTTCCTTCATTTTTGACGGACAATTTGGGACACAGCGGCCCGGACGCTATCGATGACGCTGTCGCGGTTCTTCGCAACGGCGGGCCGCATGAACGGGCGTTCGGCCATCTTCGAGGTGCCGAACTCGAGGTCGTTGGAATGCGGTGCGTTCGACTGGACCTGCACGTGGAGTGGGGCGACCTGGACTGTGATGATGCCTCGATCGAGTTGATGGGTATCGGCATTCGGCGCTTCGCCCGGGCGGGACCGGACGTGGCCCTTGCCACTGACCGCGCCGTTTGTGATGGAGATGGCGGCATCGACCGCAATCGCGTCTCCCGCCACGAACAGGACTTGTCCTATCCGCTTGCGCGCACCGGCGCCCGTGAGGCGACGCAGCCGTTCCGCGTGTTCCTTGGCGCCCCGGATCCTAGCCACGACGACCACGCAACTCCCAATAGGCGCCCATCGTATCGCGAGAGACGCTCTGGATCGAATATGTGCCGACATTTGGCCCTGCCAGCATCTCAATGCTCGCATCCGTGTCGACCGCGCCAATGAGCGTCGCGCCGAGGACGAGGAAGCGCAGGTCCTTATCCGTATAGCCTTCCGCCGACCGCATCGCTTCGGTGCAGGCATCGACCTGGGCCATGCAGGAGCGTTCGACGGGTGCGCCAGGCGTGACGATCGAGCCGCCGGCGTCGATCACCGCATCGGTCGAAGAAAGGATCTGGGCCGCGAAATACGGCCCGCCATACTCTCCCGAGATTGCCACCGAAAGATCGGCAAATAGCTGCGCCATATCAGGCATATGGCCACCATGCGTAATCAGAGCACGGCACTACGCCCAGCGAACTCGTGCCGAAGCTCACACCCCGACGATACAGCAGCTCGAGGTATTCCCGGCCGTATCTGTCAGCCGACAACCCGCCCACTGCGGCCTGGTCAATCGCCTTGTCGCTGAAAGAAAGATTGGCCGATCCGGATTTCCAACTCGTCAGGCCCGACGCCAGCGCGGATGAGGCAGCATCGGCTGTGATCCCGGCGACCTTCTCCTCGGTCATGCGGTGCGCGGCATATGCCATCAGCGCGGGTGCGTAGTCAGCTTCGGACCAGCTCGTATCGACGTAGCGCTCGGCGTCAGTCAGCCAGTACTGCCGGATTGGCTCGGTCACCCCGGTAAATGCGGGATAGCGGAGGATCAGATCGGCGGGGGTCGGCTTGGTGTAGGCCATGCGGCAAAATCGGCCCCGTTCGCGTCCGGTGTTACCGCCGTCACGCTTGCGAGAGGCCCGTCATGCAGGATGACTATCTCTCATGGGATCATTATAAGGGCGATATTCGCTCGCCGTTGAAAGGATAGTTGTAAATGACCGTCATGATCGTCACTGAGGGCGGTGCTGCCGGACCCGTGGATGTGTCACAATGGAAAGATGTCCTCGACCCTTTTGCGACGGGCACCATGTATAAAATAGGCGATACCATACGAAACGGCGAAGAAATCCTCGTCGCGGTCGAACCCACATTGGCGAGGAATGGCCGGACGAGTAAACCCCAAAAATCGCCCGCGCCATTCCTCGGCCATATCAGGGAACCGTAACGAGCGCAGACAGCACCTCGCCAAGCTTTGCCCCCATCCGATGCCCTGCATATTCGCCGCCGCGCTGATTGGGATGTGCAGACGTGATGTACCATTGCCCGGAGCCAGTCGACGAACTGCCGAAGAAGCCCGACCCCGCGACCGCTGTGGCAAACGGAACCCAAATCACGCGAGGGTCATTCAGCGCCGTGATGGCCGTGCGCAGCCATAGGTCGTTATTGCTCTCCACGCCGTCGAGCCCATCACCCCAGATGCCAGTGAAGATGAAATAAGCCGTCGCACCCTTGGCCCCCAACGCGGTGCGAGCATCGGTCAGGAATTGACTGACAGTGGCGGTCACATTGGCCTGACTGGTGCCAGACGAGTTGATGCTCGAACAGACATGCACGATGTCGGGCTGGAACGCGGTGAGCCACGCCAATCGCGCTGCCGAGCCATAGGGATTTGTCGCATGGTAGAGGCTCGTGCCGGAAACTGATTGGTTGAAGACATCTTCAAACCCCAGGTCCGCCCAGCAAATCTGGCTGAACGCGCCCGCATCGCGCGACTGGATGAACTCGTTCCCGAACGAGTCGGTGTAGACCAGAACCTTCGCGCCGAAGCGTTCGCCGCGCGGTGCCCAGCAGGCGCTATCGGCCCCCGTCGTTATGTACCGGATGCCATTGCTGTTGACCCAATCGAACGATGTGGCGATGCGCCAGTTCTTCTTTTTGGGAAAAGTTACCGTCATGTAGAGCGTGCCACCGCCGCCGCCCGGATAGCAATATTGAGTATCCTGCAAGTATCGCCCATCGATTACGATATTGAAGCCTGTGCCCGGATTGGTCACGGCAATCGCAAGCGTCAGCACGCGCTCATCGGTGTCGAACATGATCCGCCCGCGCGATTGCTCGGACGCTCCGGTATCCAGCCCATTCGTATTGTCGGTCGGGATGTGACCGAGGGCGCGATACCATTCGTTGTTGCGAATTACCGATGTCGCACCGGTGGCTAGGGTCGCGGCGGCGTTCTGATACGACTTTGCAGGCGTGACCGGCGCAGTAGTGCTGAGGGTGAATGTCGGCGCGAACGGGTCGTTGGCGTAGTCCAGCGGGCCCATGTAGAGCCAATTCACCGTTCCATCCGCTACCGGAGCGGGCGTCGTGTGGACTGGCGGGGAGGATGCGCCCGTAGTGCCCGTCGTCGTAGTCGCTCCCGACTGCACGGAAACGTAGACATTTCCCGCGTTCTTCACTCGCTGACCACGCCCATAAGCGAAGTTGGCCTGGTAGTCGTCCGGCACGAGCCAAGGCTTGGTCAGGTGCCGGCGAGGCCCGGCCGCCCCCATGATGCTGCGGATGCGCGTCAGGGTGGTGTCCGCCAGGGCAGCATTAAGGTTAGCCGCCATCGGCAAGGCTTTGAACTGCGCCGGCGTGAGGCTTTCGAGGGCGGTCGTCATGCGGCTACTCCATAGGTCAAAGGATCGTTGTTGAAGGTCAGTTGGTCACCGCCGAAGGTGAGAAGGTTCGAGGCACCCCCGGCGGCGGCCACCGTGATGCTGTTCGATTTCGGCGAGCCCGTTGCGCCCGCCAGCGTCTCGACCAAGCCGTTCGAAACGGTGCCCGCCGCGCCTGTTCCATCCCACGTATAGGTCCGCGCATCGCTGTTTACGGTAAGCCCGGTGACGTTGCTGACGATCGTCGAACCGGCGGTGGCGCCGCTGATCGTCCCAGACGAAGCCGTGCCGTTCGTGATCGTCCCGGAGAGCGAGAGCGTGCCCAAGACGGGGACAGCTGCGACCACAACCGGGCCGACGGCGAGATCGGCCGTCGCGCCCAAATTGTCGGTGACGCGCAGCGTGTAATTGTAGGTCGCGGCGGTCGTGTAGGTTCCGGTGACGGACAGGCCGACGATGGCGCGGCCAGCGGGAAGGGCGCCGCTAAACAGCGAAAGTGTGTAAGGGGCGGTGCCGCCGCTGATTGACGGATTGAAGGCCGTGCTGTCGCCGACGGTTGCGGATGTGAGGGTTCCGGTGATCGAAAGCGCGGCAGGTTGTCCGACCGCATAGGAGGTGGTCGCGCCCAGGGCATCGGTGACCTTCATCGTGTAGATGAGGTCGCCATTCGGCTGTCGGTCGGCCACGACACGGCGCGAGACATATCCCGGTACCGCCGCTGCGGCCTGCGCCTGCAGTTCGGCCCGCGTCGCCGCCGTGATCTCGATCCTCGTATCCCGGAAGCTCGGGCTCGCGCCCGGCTCATATTCACGAAGGACGACGGTCGAAACGGGATAGGGTAGCGCCTCGTTCAGCACCTTGCCGTTGACGACCCCGAACCCCGGCGCGCCATCGCTGCGAACGTCTACTTTGCCCGTGGAGAGCCCGTTGATGGTTGCCTGGAACGGACGCCCTTGGACGCCTGCCGTGATGGTGAGGGTGAGTGCGCCAAGAGCCATGGCCGGCAAGATGCTGGCGGGGAGTGGTGCGAGTTACCGCCGTCAGCCGCTAAATCGCGAACCGAACCAGGCGGGCCGAGCCATCCCTGCGGCGCCGTTCCCACATTACCAGCTCGGCTGACGGGAAAAGCTCCGCCTTAGCTATGCGCCATGCAACGACGCCGAGCGGCGGGCCTATCCAGCCCGATAGGAACAATATGCGCCCGGCGTCCAGTTCGGTGACCACGATCATGCGATCGTAAGGCAGCTCCGCGTCGGGATGGAAGCGCACCAGATGGGAAGCGCATGGCAGCGCCGTCGCGACAATCTTACCGCCGTCAACCGTGGCAAAACGATGTACCGGATGGCTCACGGATCATCCCCCACGAAAAAGGCCGCTGCCCTTTTCAGGCAGCGGCCTCGGTATTCAGGCGATCGGGTCAGGACTTCTTCAGCTTCTCGATTTCGGCGGTGGCCGCCTTGAGATCCTTTTCCGCCTTGTCGGCGCGTGCCGTCTCTTCCTTCAGCGCGGCGGCATGATCGGTCTTAAGCGTGCCGATCGCCTCGGCATGGTCCGCTTTCAGCTTCTCGATCTCGGCGGTGGCATCATCCGCGACGCTTTTCGCCGATGCCTTGCCGAGGTCGGGGAGGGCGCCGATGATCGTCTTGGGATCGATCTCCACCGACGCTCCCGATTCGATCCAGACGGTGCCGCCGTCGGTGTTGATGCCGCGCAGGCCCGGCGTATGGTTCGTATACTTCTTCATCGCTCAGATCCCATCCACGAACGAAATGGCCTTGGGGATACGGTTCTCGTAGCCACCGATCGCCATGATGCCGGGGACCTCCCACGAGAACGGGCCCTTCTGCCACGACGGGAAGAACTGGTGACCGCCACCGGGCAGGTGGAAGCGGTGAACCTCGCGGGTGTTCGCGTAGGCGATCAGCCGCTTGGTGCTGCTGGCGCCGGCTGTTTCAAGATGGCGGCTGCGCTTGATCGTGAGGTTCGGAACGACCGAATTCTCGCGAATGTAGTTCAGCACGGACATGCCCGTGTCGGTCATACGCCGCGACGCCAGGTCGTTATAAGTGCTGGTCGGCAACGCCAACGTCGTGGCCTGGTAGGTTTCGCCGGTATTGACCTCGACCGAGGTCAGGGCGGCGTTCACGACCGCGACGGCCGCGTCCGGAGTGCCTGCGCCGAGCGTGGCGCCTGCGGTCGACGTGGTAGCCAGCGGGTTGTTGATGAAGCCGGTAGGAAACTTCAGCCCGTCGCCGCGCATGCCGACCTTGTGAATGAAGCGCTCGGCCGTCTTGGTTGCCGCATCCGCCTTATCCGCAAGGATATTGATGCCGAGCTGCTGAGCCCGCTCGAGGTCGCCCCGGTTCCACTTGTAGCCGATCGCGGCCATGTGGTTTTCCTGCAGGAACTGCGTCCGGCTCGAATCGGCGTAGGGCATGTCGTCTGCCGCCACGTCGTACCATTCCGGCTTACCGGCGATGTCGCCCGAATAGAACAGCGAGCCGGCCGTCCAGACGGTGCCCTCGGTATCGACAGGCATGAACTCGGCATAATCCGCGAGCGGATATTTGACCATGTAGACGCCCTGCTCGACCCGCAAGAGCTGCGGGGCGATGAACGCCATGGTCTGCTGAGCGTCGCCCAGATCGACGCCGCGAATAGCGGCGATGAAGCTGACGCCCGGAACATCGGGGTTAGCGTCGAGGTAGGCGACCGCCGACTGAACGGAATCGAAAAACTTGGACATTGGTCAGGCCCCCTTAGCGGCGCACGATGCGGACAGGTGCGCCGCTCGCTACGGTGTCGTCGAAGAACCAACCGGTCGCGATCTGATTGCTCGTCGAGACGTTGGTGATGGCGCCGCCGCTGGTCACATAGACCTGGTCGCGATCCGCGACCGCGGCGCCGGCGAGAACCCAGATCTTGCCGCGGTTCTTGATCGGCACGTTATCGCCCTGGATGAACGTGTCGGCCGCGCGCGCCGTGGTAACCGGGAGGCCCTTGCGGGCGATCGTGAAGCCGAGAAGCTCGGCCGACGGCGTGGTGACGCAGCCGCGATCGTTCGCCCCGACGTAGACCGCCTTGCCGAACGCGACCGAGGCGGACTCGAGCGTGCGGGTGATGATGTTGGACAGCTCGCCATCGGCTTCCATGCCGGGATAGCCGAAGGGGATATCCTCCCCGAAAGTGCTCTGAAGTACGGCCATGATGCGGGCTCCTTAGGCGGCGTCGCTGCGGTGGGCGGACTGCTTCTCCGCGAGCCATGCGGCGCGGGAGGAAGCGATTGCGGTGCGGGCATCGCCCAGATTGACTGGCTGGCCGGTGATGGTCTTAGGCGCAGTGGCCCCGCCGGCGGCGTAGGCGGTGAAAGCGCCCTCGATCGCAGCGTCGGCCATGGTCTTGACCTTCTCGTCCCCCAGCTTGGCCGTGACTGCGGCCTTGCGGATCTCGGCGTCGGTCAGGCCATCGGTGACCAGCTTGTCGCCCGCGATCTTCTTGGCGTCCGAAATGATGACGGCGCGGGCGGCGGCGAGCTGCTGCAGCTTCTCCGGGGTGACCACCGCATCCTTGACCTGCTGCTCGAGCGCGACGATCGCGCCGTCGCGGGCCTCGACCGTGGTCTTAAGCGCGGCGTTCTCCGCCGTCAGCGTGCCGACCTGCTTCTGCGCGTCGGCCAGGGTGGCGTTGAACGCGCCGATCGCGACTGCAACCGCCGCGCTATCCGACAGGTCCACCTCGGCATCGCCGATCTTGATCTTCATGGGTTTAGTCTCCGGGATGGTGCGCTCATCGACGATGCGCAGGTCGTGTCCGCCGCGGGCCGATCGGCACATGGCGAGGTGGTTGTAAGAGGGTGCGGTCATCGACCCGTCGTATTCGGCGTCGCCGAACTTGCCGGGGATCATCTCGAGGTCGGCCGAATAACCCCACGAGAATTCGGGGTGCGTCGTCTGGATCGCCTTCACGGCCTTGGCGTCCATGACCATGACGGGCACGACCATGGTCTCGCCGTCACGCATGATCTCGCCGCCGGTGTCACCGACCGAGAGCGACTTCCAGTTCTCGGCGGTGACGTCTTCTTTCGGGTGATCGACGACGATCGGGCGGTGGAGCGCGCTCTTGAGCGAATCCTTCGCGAAGATCGCGCTTTCCGGGCGGAAGATGCGATAGGGTGTGCCGTCAGCCTTGGGCGGAAGCCCGAGCTCGGACGGCTGATAATCCTGAATATTGTTGGCTTTCGCGACCCGGGCATTGGCCACGAAGTGCCCTTCCCGCGTGATGCGGGCCGGTCCATCGATCAAGGCGCGGTCGTGAAAAATCATGGCGGCGAAACTGCCGCCCGATTGGCGGGGCTGTTACCTCCGTCAGAAAATCAGATATCCCCCGCTTCGCGCATTATCCACTCTTCAGCCGCTGCTGCGGAATAGAATTTCAGTGCCTCCCCGCGCTCATCCTTGGCGTACTCATAGTCTTGAGGCTTCCACACAAAACAAAGGTCGCCATCTTGCCGAACTTGCCAAGCGCCATCGGCGATGGCCGTATCTATCATTGCTGTGAACGCCAGAGCCGCATCGGCGGGTTCGATGTCATATGCTGGTAATTCTTGGAAACCCGCGTTGACCATCGCCTCAGTCGGTTCGCGCATGGCGGCGAGCGACGCCCGCGCCATGCTGCGATAAGTATAACGGTCAGGCTCGCCAGTGTTGCCCGAGTCCTCGCAAAGCTTCGCCCAATCGAGCCCCCATTCCGTGGCTGCGGCGATCGCCATGCGCTCGATCAGGGTGTCAGGCACTGTGGCGCCTCCCACCGATATAGACCGCGACACTGCTATTCGCCTCGCCATCGGCTTCCGCCCGCCGCCACTCGCCGTTATACCAAGCGTCCTCATCAGTCGGAACGGGACTCACTTCCACCTTCTCCGGCGCCACCGCGACGGTCATGTCGCCTTCATAGCCCGTTACCAAAACCATCGCGTCGTCCGGCAATTCAACTAGTAGCGCGCGGAGAGAGCCGACAGTCATGTGCGGCTCGACGATCTCAAACGGGTCGGGTAATTCTATCTCAGCCATATCGATGGTCCTTTCATCGTTTGGTCAGAGCCGGTTCGGGTTGCCGCCCGGATCGGCTCGATAATGCATACAGCGAAGGAAGAATTATGGCGAGCGGAGATGCAGGCGAGATACTCAGGAAGATCGAAGAACTGCATCGTGAATTGCGGCGGGTTCACGATGATTTGACGCGTGTGAAACAGGATGTTGCTTACATAAAGTCGCACACGCGCTAATCGAGCACCAGCACAGCCTGCTCGCGGCACCCGCAAAACGGTAGTGTCCCGGCCCGATCTTCCGGCGCCGTCGCCTCGCTGTAGATCTTCCCATCTCGCGCCATATGTTCTTTTCGGCCATGCCGCTTATGCGACCATCGCCATTTGAACGACGTGATCCCCGCATCGGCGCGCCGCTCGCGGTCCAGCGCCGACGACAGCTTCACGAGCTGGTCCGACGCGATGTTGATCGAGCGGCGCCGGCCCATAGCGATAGCTTCGCGGATCTGCGCGGCGACCTCGCGCGCAGGCCGACGATCGCGGAACCCGGCGAACACCGCCGCCGTGATGCGCTGCTGCGCCTGGCTGCTGACGTCCTTCATGAGCGCGACGTTCCAAGCGATCGTGTCGGCGAGCGAGGTCGGGACGCCGCTGGCGATCAGGATCGTTTCAAGATCGACGCCCGTCGCGGTGAGGACGGCACCGCGCCAACGCGCGCGATGATGCTGCTCATAGCGAACGGTCCAGTCGCGCAGCTCGGGAACAAGCTCGAGGACGAGGCGGGTAAGCTCTTCGCCAAGGCTTTCGAGCAACGCGCCAAGGTCGGCGATAGAGTCGGTGATCAGCGCGTCTCGCACCGGCAGCGATCGATCGTACTCCGCGATGATCCGCGGTACCGCCGCCGTCCAACCGCCGATGATTGGCCGATAGCAGGCACGAAACAGGTCGGCCGCGAACATCGATGGCGGCGCGATGTCGCGCAGCACGATCTGCGACACGCGCGGATTGCGCGCGCGGCGGGTCAGCGCAGCGAGATCATAGCGCATCGTTGCAACTTTCGGCCGATTCAGCTATTACAGCACCCGAAGCCCGCCGTGTTTCGGACGTATGCGGATCAGGGGCTGCCAGCGATGGCAGAGCATTGATCTCCGCGGGCTTCAACCTCACGACTTCCGCATCGACTTGAGCGCGACGATCTGCGCGTTGGGCCGGATTTCCTCGACATACTGATATTCATGTCCGTCGATCGAGGCGGTATATTCGAGCCGCTGCAGCTTACGCCGCCCAGCCTCGCCGATCGCGCGGATGCTGTGGGCGCGCTCGACGATTTTCGGGATGCGGGCAAGATCCGCGTTGCTGATCGCGCGCTGTCCGCGCGCCGCCTCGCGCGCCTCGGACCCATGGTTTTTCAGCACGTGACGGATATCACTGGTTTCGAGGACGCGTTCGTGACCGGCAATATCGACGCCGGTTAGCGTCTTCACCTTGGCCGCATTCCGTGACGATACGGTACCGAGTGACGTGCGAGCGTGCTGATGACCTGGCAACCGTGCCTGCTCGACGTGCGCTTCGATGCGGTCGCCCTTGCTTGTCCACCGACCGGCAGTACCACGCGGATGATCGGTTTCGCGATAGGTGGAATTCGGCCGATGTGAGCCGCTACGGCCGCGCCGGCTCTTTCCATCACCGAAAGGGCGGCGTTGCTCATCCTCCGCGTCTTCGATGATGGTCTTTTCCCAATCATCGACGACCTCGGAAAACAGTTCGGGACCGAACTTCAGCGGCCCGACATAGGGCTTCACCTTCGCCAGATCGAGACCGGCGGGCTTTGCGTAGGTGATCGTGACATGCGGCTGATATTCGTCGAAGTCGAAGGACGCACCCGCTTCGATCATCGCGTCGTGGCGCCATTTTAGGTCATTCGACGAGAACAGCAGAACGACTGCGCCCTTGTCGCCTAGCGGCTCGACCAGGCGCGCGCCGCCGGCGGGCACGACGAGGGTACCGTCCTTATCGCTGCTCCAATCCTGCCCGATCTTCATCCAGTCGAGGGGGCGACGCGAGAAGGTGATCGTGACGTGTATCTCATCAGCCGGCGTGGTGGTTTCGAAGCCTTCCTTCTTTGCCCAGCGGATCAAGTCGTCGGCGTTCAGAAGCTTGCGCTGCACGTATAGCGTGCGCGGTGCGGCGTCGGTAAAACGCGCGTCGTTCGCAGCGCGGCGGCGCGGGGCGGGCGTCGCTCCACCGGCCTGCAGCGCGCTCGGATCCTCGTCGTCGTCGTCATTCGCCGCTGACAGGCCGAAGCGCTCGTCCTCGGGTATCTCGGACAGCGCATCGTCGAGGCCAGGCACCCAACCACGCTCGCTGAGCAGGTTCTGCAGGCCCTTGCTGAACGCCTCGTCAGGGATAGACCCCGTGTTCTGCAGCGCTGTCACGGCCTCCATCGTCGTCTTGAACGTCGTCGCTTCCTCGGCCTCGGTCGGCGTGGAAAGCGGCGCGAACTGAAACCAGACCTTCTCGTCGACCTTGCCCAGCGCCGACGGGATTAGCGCGACGTCGAGCCGCGCAAGACATGGCCGCATTTCGAGATCCTGCCGGGATTTGACCTCGGCTTCCCATATCTGCTGATCGCCCTTGCCTGTGGCGTTCATGCCGGCCGGGGACCGTCCGAGCAGCACGGTCTCTGGCATATTGGCGGCAGCGGCGGCGACAGCGAGGTACGAAGCCTTGATATCCGGGATACCAGCCCAGACCATCTGCCGATCGTCGAGCTTCTCGCCGCCCTTGCCCTCACTGTCGCCGCCGTCGAGGAAGGTGACGCCGAGGCTGCTCTCGCCCACGGCCAATGCCTGCGCTCGCTTGCGGAATCGGCCTTCATCCTCGGTTGTCGCGAGGCGTTCCGTCAGCTTGGGGACGTAAAGCCGGCGGTTGTGCGCATCCTTGATCAGGGCCGCGAAGCCGTTTTCAGACGTGTGGACATTGTCGACCGCATCCCTGACGACCTGCACCTTGCTGTCGCCCCACCATATATCCTGCCAGTCCATCGCGACGCTATCGCCCGGCTCGTCGCCTCGGAACGTGATCACGCGCGACGGGTGGAATTTGACGAGCTTCGCGGGGCCGGTGAGATTGACCTGATAATAGCTCGGGTGCCCGAACCATGGATCGCCCCAGGTGTCGATTGACTGGCCGACCGAGAAGCGGCTGCGGTGCCAGACGTGGAGGTCGGTAATGCTGCCGGCGCGGATCCGCTTGGGATCGAGCGGCTGCTCCTGATCGTCGTCAGCAATATAGATGACCATCGCGGCGCCGCCCAGGCCGCGCAAGATCTCCGCTTTCTTGAACTTCTCGCGGACACCGAGGCGCGTTTCCTCCGCCTCGAGCTTTTCGATATTGGGCTTGTCGGTTTGCCAGTCGCGCCATTCGCGGACCATATCGGCCGCTGGTTTTACGATGATCTTGCGGATGAGCCACGACGCCCGGAACGCTGCGAATATCTCCTCATCGCTCAGGCGGAGGAACATGTAGCGGTTATGCGCCCGTGGATCGTTGCCGAAGCCGAGACCGGATATGGCGTTGACCAACCCGTCGAAGAAATTGCGAACGCCCATGACGGAGGTATGCGGGCGGGGCGGGGTGTGCTGTTACCGCCGTCACCGCGCACGAAAAAGCCGCCGAGGTTTCCCCCGGCGGCTCTTGTAACCATCTTCGCCGCGTGGCGAAGATGGTCGCTTAAATGTGGCGGTCTGCCGATTGTCGGCTGACATGGGCTTCGTGACGCAGGCTGTTCAAGAGCGACGGCGACAGCGATCGGCCAGCTTTGGGCAGCGTCGTGCCAAAGCCAGCGAGCGCGAGGGGTTCGGCCGGGGATGCGATCGACATGACCGCCCCGATGAATCGATCGACTGCGGAAACGAGGAACACGGCGGTTCGGGTGGCGGCGAGGATCGCGAGGCTGGCCAGCGCTAGGGCAAAAGATCGGATCATGATCATTCTCCATCAGGATTATCGGGTTGCGGGGGGCGGATTTGAACCGCCGACCTTCAGGTTATGAGCCTGACGAGCTACCGGGCTGCTCCACCCCACTTCGACGGACGGACGATGCGGGGTGGAGGCGCGGGCAGTTACCGCCGTCAGAACGCGTCTGGATTGTAGGTATAGCTATCCCCAAGCATCAACTCGGTCAGCATCCACACCATCGCGTCCATCCGATCGGGTGATCCCGACCCTTGAAACCCGGCCGTCGTCGTCATGGTCATCTCTTCTTCGAGATCCGGAAACGACCCGACATGATGGACCTTGCCCTGCTCATAGAGCGCGGCAACCGGCTCCGCACGGACAACCTTGCCGCGGGACGCGTTGACGAGCTTGACGGGCAGGTTCGGTGCCCCGGTCAGCAGCACGGCCTCAACCATCGCGCCGCCGTAGTTGCGCTCGGCTGCGACGCGATCAGCGCCGAACTCCTGCGCGGCCCGCTGGACGACCTTGGCCCAACCTGCCGGCGACAGGCGGCACGATCGATCCGCGAGCACATAGCCGTGCCCATCGGTCCCGAGCGCGCCAACGATTATGCCCTGGCTATCGCCGCCGGTGCCGTCTGAGCCCGAGGGATCGACGCCTATGACGACGCGGGCGAGCGGTGGCACCTCATGCCGGCGCAACGCTTCTATCCCCGGTATTGGCTTGCCATCGTCGGCAACGCGATCGGACAGCGACCATAGCGCGCCAGGCACCTCGCTCAGATACTTGCCATCGCGGAATCGCTGGCGCTGCTTGTCGGGCAGGCCGTCCAGTTCTTCGTGATATTCAGCCGGCAGATGGGGATTATCGACCGGGTTCATCACCACATAGGCGCGGCTTCCCTCCTGAATCGGCATGCCGTTATCGGGTCGGACCTTCTCGACGAACTCCCGATATGACCAATGACTGCGGCCGGTAGGGTTGAGATCGTAGAGCATTTTAAGCGGGAGCCGCGTGCCGTCGCGCAGGAAGGTCGATTGCGCGAGGCGGGTCCGCAGCGTCAGGATGGTGTTGTAAACGACCTGGCTGCTTTCGTTGACGTAGATCGTCGCGAATTCCTTGCCGAGGATCTTATCGATGCGATCGGCGTCATCGAGGCCACCGAACCATACCTCCGACCCATCGCCCAGCGTCGCGAACTGATCGGATTTGTTGAGGCTGTACCGAACATCTGGAAAGGCAAGGCGCATCATCTTCGGCCAGGTGTCGAGCATGACCGACTGGCGCACATCGATGTTATGGAGGCGGGCTATCAGGTGTCGGCTTTCCGGTGCCTGTAGCGCGCGTTCGGCAACGACTTCGCAGATGCCGAAGGTCTTGCCTGATCGCGATCCGCCGTAGGAAAGGACGTGACGGGCGGTGCCGTTGATGGCCTCCCATTGTTCCTGCTGCTTCACGGTGCGCTCGAACGATGCCGTGGGAGTGCCGGTAAGTTGTCGGCGCGCATCACCCCCCTCAGCGAAGGCGCGCGCTTGCTCCTCTAATCGCTGACGGTCGAAATCGGATGCGAGGCGAAGCTCCGCCGCCCGCCGATTGCGAGCGCGTATCTGATTAAGATGGCTGGCATTTAGCGAGAAGGCTCTCAAGCTGCTCTGCCTCTTCATCGGTTAACTTGCTGAAGTCGTAATATTGTTTCGTCTGCTCGAATAGCAGGCCCAGTACTTTGGCCTTGCCCATTGTTGCTGAAACGGCCGCGCTGCTCTGTTTCAGCTTGCGGGCGAAGGCTCGATCCTCGTCAAGCTGTCGGGCTATGTCGGCCGCCGTGGTGGTAGCCTTCTCCGCGGTGCGGGCCTGTAATTCGCCGAGACGAGCCAGGACGCTTTCATTTGCTTTCAAGCGGGCGGCGTTGCCGCGATTGTGCGTATACCCCGCAGCGACGTAGGCATCGTCGGTCGTAATACCCTTGGCGAGCTGCTGCGCGAACTTCTCGTGCCGCGCGTTCTTCAGCGGGCCGCTCATCGCTGTTTCGGCCCCGGCTTCGGCAACACCGTGCTGACACAGCCATTCCGCACGACGACGCGGTGGCCGCTCGACAATATGACGATCGGCGCCCCAAACTTATCCGCGATCTCGGCAGTAGGAGACGCCAGCTCGGCGCGAATGATGTCCATATCGATACCCTTAACCCGCTCGAGATAGCGCACGATCGCATGGTCGGTGACGTGCAGCGTCACAACCCGCCGGCCCGGACATTGCGACACGCGCCGCTCTTGCCAGTCTGCCGCATATGCGCAGCCCGTGCGGCGTAGAGCGACTGACCGCCGCTCAACTGAACCCACTTCAGCAGCAGATCGGTTCGGGCGCCGTACAAGCGTTCCACGCGGCGCCATCCGCCGGCAATGAACTCGGCGGGAAACTCAGGTGGCACCGGCGGTATCACGCGGGTCGGCGGCGGGCGATAGGCGATGGTCATGCGTCGATCACTCCAAGATGCGATTCGGCCGCGAGTTCGACGAACTGCTCGCGGACGGAAACATTGGCCCGGTTCCATGCCCGTGTGATCGCCATGAGCATGTCGTGCTCGGGATCATCACGCGGTAGAAAGTTGGACAGCCCGATTTCGGCCTGACGCTTCACCGCCTCAATGCGAGTTTCGCCCGGCGTCCAGTGCTGCGATCGGGCCTGGCGGAGCAACGGCAGAGCTTCATCGCGGGGTAAGCTCTTCACAACGGCGTAGTGGTCGATCGAGAGTTTGGCGTCGCGCAGGGTGGCAGGAAATGCCGCTGCCGTTTCTTCCGCGACCTTTAGCCGCTTGCTGTCGATGCCGAGGGTATCAGCCGCGAACTCGAACTCGCCCTGGCTGATGAATTGAGCCTCACGGCCGGCGTGCAGCGGCGCTGCTGAGCCAGCGCTCGGCCGGTTTCGATCCACGCTTCGTAGGCGGGACCGACGGGCGATGGTCGCTGCACCGCGATGGAAGAACCGGCTTGGTTACCCGCAGGTGTCATGCTGCAAGATCCTCCATCTCGTAATTCGAGTAGCGAGAGCTGTCCGGGCTATAGATCAGATCGATCTTCCCCATTTTACCTGGCAGGCCCATACGAACCTTCGTGACCGCGATCGTCGTGGTCCAGTTCTCGCGGCTCTTGATCTGGAAGCTGACGCCATAATCGGCTTTGTTCGCCCAATTCGCCGAGCCGCTGATATCGTACAGGCCGGGCATTTTCGGGGTGCCAGCGCCGTTCCAAGGCTTCGAAGGATGGGCGATCATGATGGCCGCCACGTCGTAATTCTTAGCGAAACGCTTGATGCTGCGGATCGACCGTCCCGTGTAATCGGTCTCCTGCTCGTTCGCGCCGCGCTTGTGTTCGATCTCATTCCACGGATCGATGATGAAAACGCGGGTGCCGTTGCGAACGACCGATGCCTTGCCGAGTTCAAGCACGTCGTCGAGGCTCAGCGAATCGTCATCGTCGGTCGGCGAATGCGCGATAATTGCCAGATGCTTGCGGATGATGTTGTCCGCCCATTTCATCTCGTCGGGGCTGTGCTTGTGGTATTCCGACGTTTTCAAAAGCGCGGCGCGGAGCTTGCGGATCAGGATAGGCTTGATGTCGGTTTCGAAGCTGGCGAGCGTAACATGCACGCCGCGGCCGATCAGACCTGCGATGATGAACACGAGGAAGCTTGTCTTTCCCTGGCCGGCATAGCCAGTGATGACCGTGAAGGTCCTCAGTACGATCTGGAACAGTTTGTCGAGTTCAGCGATGCCGGTCGAATGGGTCGTGTAGGCGGGCTGCTCGGGAAAATCGTCGATCGAATACAGGCCCTTGACGGGGTAGGGCTTCGCCGCGTCGAGCATCTCGACGAGGCGGTTATGGCCGTAGTGCATGGCGACGTCGTTGGCGTCTTTGCACAGTTCCGGATATTCGACGAAAAGGCAGCGTTCGGGACCGAACAGCCGGCAGAGATCAGCGGCGAGCGCCTGGCCCGGCTCGTCGCTATCGACGCAAAGCACGACCTGCCGGACCTGCGCGAGCGCGGCCTGATTCCGCCAGAACCAGGCATAGCGCGAGCCTTCCTCAAGTTCCTGATCCTCACTCGCGCGACCCGGGGCGCCGTTGGGTACCGAGACCACCCGGCGCTTGCCGGCCGTTAGCGTTACCAGCATGTCCCATTCCCCCTCCATGATGATCAGGGGCTGGTCGGAGAGGGCCGGGTCGGTCACCACGTCGAAGTTGCACAGCGTCAACGGTGCGCCTGAGTCCATCATCTGCGCGGACTTGTCGGAGATGACCCGGTACTTGTGGTTCACGGGCTTGCCGCTCTCGATGTACGGCACCGCCAGCCAATTCCGGTCGCCGAGCTGCTTCGTGTGCAGCCCGAATTTTTCCGCCAGCGCGGGGTCGATACCGCGGGCGTTCAGCCATTCGGCGTGCGGCTTCTTCAGTTCCACGGGAGCCCCCTTTGTGCGTGCAGTGGTGGCAAAAAAAACAGAACCCGTCGGCGTCGATCAGCACCGACAGGCAGCGCGCCCGCTTCTTCTTCCGGTGCGGCGAGCATTCCGGGCAGGTGGTGACGTGCTCGCCCTGGCTGTAGCTCGACAGCCGGATGCCATGCGCGGCGAGATCCTCGGAAATGTTCATGCGATCGGAAGCTCAAGCTCGCCTCCGCGTGCTGCCAGCTGGCGCTGCGACGTCAGCAGTTCCTGATGCTTGCGGTTCAGCGAGCCCGACACGGTGTGGAACCATGCCTTCTGCTTCGCCTCCGGTTGGCCCGATAGCCAGGAATCGAGCGATGTCAGTTCGGCCATGATGTCGGGAATGGCGTGGTAGGATTTGCGCCATGTCGCGAGATCGCCAGCGTTGAGGCGGATCACATGACCCGAAAACGCATATGCGGCTGCAGGCGGGCGCTTGCCCGCGTCCTTCTTCTTATTTTCTTCTTCTCCATCCTCCATCCTCCATCCTCCATCCTCCATCTGCGGACGAATTTCCGAACCCTTGGGGGAGGACTGGGGAAGCGTTTCCGAAATCGATGCAGCTAAGCCGACATACTTTCGGATTTCGGGTGGGGCAGGGTGTACGTCATTGGGGGTTTTCGGTCGCTGATGCTTCCTGAAATTCCGAATTGCACCGTAACTACGTCCGGCGATTTCGTACCTGCAGATGACATTGGCGTGCTCAAGCTCGGCAAGCATCGTGTCGATATCGATGTTGTCGGCGGGGAAAACCTTCATCTTGACGGTGAGCGGCTTCCATTCGAACACGCCTTTGTCGTCCGCCTCGATGCCCAGACCAAGGACGAGAAGGCGTGCGCCCATGCTCACCGTGACGATCTCCTCGTCGGTGAAAAAGCCCGGATGAATCGAACGAATACGGGCCACTATGCCGTCTCCAACTGGTATGTTTCTATAAGTAGGCGAGCGTCGCGATCGCTGATCGCGCCAGCCTCATAGGACGCGAGGATCAGCGCCTTGCGATCGACCGCGGCGTCCACATTGGCGAGCATCTGTTGGAAGCCTGCCATGGCGTGAGTGCGCGAGATGATGAGGGCGAGTATCTCGCCGATGGGCCTGGCCGTCACAGCCGGCCCTCACGAACAGCCCGTCCGCCGAACAGGTGCGCATCCTGCCAGGGCGTGCGGATCCCGAAGCAGGCGAGGCCATAGTCGAGCACGCCGGCAGCGTCCGCCTCATGGTCGTTCTGGACAGTCCAACCCCGCATGCGCGCCGCTTCCATGGCAGCGCGCTTCAATTCCTTGGTCGGGCCGGTACCGCGACCGATGAAGTGCTTGCGCCAAGACTGTTGCTCGACCTGGCGGCAGTGCGCGCCGATCCGGCCTGTGAACCATTCGGCGAGTCCGGCGAGGGAGCAGAGCTTGTAAACGGTGGCGGCGGTCGTCATCTGGACCGCACGACCATCTTCGTTGACCCTCGGGTTTGGCAGGATCGGGACCTCGAACCAGAGATGAGTGATCGGGTCGATCTGATGGATGTCGGCCAACGCGGCGCGCAGCTTCTCCATCGGGCGCGCGACCTCGCCCGGGTCGCTCGGCAAACGGACCGTCGAGAGCAAGGGGCGACCAAGGTCGCTGTCCGGATACCAGACAGCGACCCCCGTATCGGTCGATATGTCGAGGCCGACGAAGCTCATCAGTTGACCGCGTCGGGCACGGCCGCGAGGTGAGACTTCGCCGCGGCGAGAGCAGCCGCGCCCTTGGCGATGTCGCCCTTGAGTTCGGGTTCCCTCTCTCCGGAAGGCTGCTCCTCGATCGCCTCGAATAGCGAGCGCTGCAGCCCGAGGCCGAGCGCGTCGCGTGCGATCGCATAGCCCTCGTCGTGCTTCTGACGGTCCTCGGGATCGGCTTCCTTCATGCGGATCGCAAGATCGAGCGCCGCCGGCGGCACGCCGTAGTTCTTCACGCGGGCGCGCTGCTCGCCGATCGCCGCGTTGATTTCCTTTCGCTGGCTTTTCAGGTTCAGGATCTTCGCGACGGATTCCTTCACGACGGCCTTTGCCTCGGTCAGGTTGGTGACGCCCTGCGCGCCGTCACCGGGTTTCGCTTTTCGTGCCATAGTCGATGGTCCTCATGGTCGTTCGCTGGCGATCCCCGCCAGCTGGGCAGTGATCAGGCGGCTTCGAATTTCTCGGTTTCGTTGCCCCAGGATTCCCATCCCGGGCGCGAGGTTCGAGCGAACAACTCGACGTAGGGTCCGCCGTACATGCGCTCGATATCGGCGGGCACGCGGTCTGGCTTACGGCTGTGTTCGCGGACCGGCTCGACGATCAGCGAACGGACGGCGCGGGACCGTGGCAGGCCAACGTCACCAATGGTGCCGAGCAGACAGATCTCGGCGTTGGCGCGGGTCGAATAGCCGAGCCCCATGTGCCAGTCGGTGTCGCGGCGGGTGCGTTTGGCCCACGTGAAAGCGACGGTCGTATAGCGAAACCCCCACGCCTTCATGACTTCGATCGCTCTGTCGAGGAGCGGGTTCGTCGCCCATAGGAATAGGGCGCAGCGCTCCTGTGCGAGATGGCCGACCGGGAGCGCCGCGATCTGATCGATCGACATGCAATCATAATGACGAGCCGCGTTTTTCCATTCGCCGGCCTTCGAATAGTTCTCGTAACGCCAAGGCGGGTCCGCGTAGATCACGCGGTAACCGAACATGCGCAGGTCGCCGAAAGGCCATTCCGCACTCATGCGCGCCGCCATTCGACAATGTCGAAGTCATAGGGCGAGACCTTCGGCATATCTGACCAGCGCCGCGACCGGGCCTCGACGGGGCCAAACTCAACGCCGCCACGGTACCGACCGATGACCAGCGTCGAGCCAGCAACCGGCATCCGGCCGGGATTGGGGGCGAACGCGCGCGCCATCACGCGGCGACCTGCTCGAGCGGGAAATGACGGCAGCCATAGTCCCGCCGGGTCGCGCAATAGGGACAGGGGTCGCGATCGACGCGGGGAGGTTCAGGCTCGATCGGCGCCAGCGCCGCCGGCAGGAAGGTAGGCCCGAGCTGCTCGGCATGTTCCGGCAGAGCGTAGCGCGCGTGATGCCCGCTTCCGCCGATACTGCTGACGATCCTGCCTTTCTGACGAAGGAAGCAGCACGCCGCAGAGATAGAATCCGGGACGACGCCGGTCGCAACGCGCAGCTCCGCATTCGTCATAGGGCCGTCGACGAGCGCGGCGAGTATGGCGGCGCGGATGCTCATCGTCCCGCCACCTTCCCGACCTTGTCAGCCAGCCCCTCTGCAGCAAGCTCCAGGTCGGGCCTCTCGGTGTGGTCGATCCGCACGCCGCTAGGGCTGCTCGGATGCCTCGCGCGCGCCCATTTCAGGGCGTATTCAAGTGCAGCGACCGCCGCGTCGTCCTGGTCGGTTTCTTCCGGCTCGGCGTCGCACACAGAGCGGCCGGCAGCTTCGAACGGCAGCGACAGGAGCTCGTTCGGGAACTCCTTGATCGCGGACAGCGCGACGAAACCGGCAAGGGGCATTCCGCTCTTGCCGGTGATCCAATCGCGCAGCGTGTCCATGGGTATGTCAGTTTCGAGGTGCAGCACCTTGAGCGAGAAGCCGTGCTTGTTCTTCGCGAGGTCAAACATGCGAACCTGCGCCGACTTGACGGCGTCGAAGATTCCCCGGCCGCGTGTGGGGATTTCCCGCTTTCCAGCCATTATACGGCGCTCCCATGACGAGGATCGAACATCCACTCGGCGCATGTCGGGTGCTCGAACGGGTAGCGATCCGTGCAGGCTGTCGGCGCGGCTGCGCCGGGTTCGCGCGAACCTATCGCGATGAAGCGCATCGATCCGCGCGGCACCAATGGGCGATCGATCACAGTCTTTGTCGCGTGATCGACGAGACCCTGTTCGACGAGGCTTTGCACCAATCGGACGCAGCCGCTGCGACGCTTCAATCCGAAGCGGACGCGGATCTCTTCATAGGTCGCGCCGGGCTTTTCGCGCAGGAATGCCAGCGTTTCGGCTTGGCGCGGGGTCATGCGGCACCGCCCATGATCGCCCGGACGCAGTTCGCGACTTCAAGGAAGCAGTGCGCGATCAGGGTAAGGAACAGCATACCGATCGCCAAGCCGGCGAGGCCGACGATGAGGCGGGACATTTGGTGAGCGATCATGCGGACAGCCCTCCGGCCGGAACGCTTGTGACGTCCCGGCCATCGGCTACAATCGGTTTGCGACCACCGATTGAAAGGATAGGCCAACCATGGAGGAACCGCACTACGCGGGCGTTCGCTTCACATGCGACTGCGGACACAAGGGCGAGATACCGTTCGCTGGGCGAAATGACGATTTCGCCTGCCCCGAATGCGGGCAGGTGCACCGGTTCGACGCTGAGCAGGTCCGCAAGATCGAAATTGCTTTCGGCCGTGGGATCGTCGCCGGCGCCGAACAGCGCGACCGCAGCGGGCAGGACGTTCGAACAATCACCGATGTTGGCGATAAGCGATTGGATTGACGCGACGACGCCCAGTCCGCCGGAAGAGCGGAGTTCGATCGTCACGCTGTCAGCGACGACGCCCATCTATGCCACCGCCTGCGTCGCGGGAGTTTCGCGGGGGATGGCGTCCGGATCGGGGCTGATCCAAGACTGCATCGCCACATTGCCATCGGTATGCGTCTCGATGGCAGCGGCGGTGTCGATCGTGGGGCGCACCAACCCTCGTCGCAGCTTGCTGACCATGCTGCGGTCGCGGCCGATTTTCAGGGCGAAGTCGGCATCCGTGATGCCTTCTCGTTTTAAATAGCTGTCTAGGGCGGTGCTCATGCCCTTATTATGTGCACCTGATGCACATCGGTCAAGCACGTTATGTGCATACGATGCGCACGACAGGCGTACCCGCGCTGTGCATATCAATCACATGGTAGATACACGGTGGTTTCAGGCCCGAAAGGCCGAGTTGGGAATCAGCGACGCGACGATTGCGACGGCGATCGGGCGCGAGCGATCGGTAGTTTCGAAGCTGCTGAACGGCAAGGTCGCGTTCGATCCGGTCACGGTACCGGCTTTCGCCAAGGTGCTCGAAGTCGCGCCGGATGAGGTCCTTGTCCGATTTGGCGTGCTCGACGCGCCTGCGCCGCGCGGGCCGGAAGCCGATAACCCCGTAACCAAGCGGGCGCACCGCGATGACGATACCGTCGAGATATTACAGGTAGATTTTAGCTGGTCGATGGGGCCTGGCACGTCCGTCGACGATTACATCGAGGAGACGCCGGTAAGGTTCGATCTGGATTACATCCGGAGCTTCACCCGCACAGCGCCGGCCAAGCTGCGTATCGGGCGCGGAGTAGGGGACAGCATGTTCCCGACGCTGGTCAGCAGCGACCTTGTTTGGATCGACACGACGCAGCGGATGCTCAACCAGGCTGATCGGATATGGGCGATTTCCCTCTATGGCGCGGCCGGCATCAAACGGTTGCGGACGATCGGCCCGAACAGGGTGCTGGTGATGTCGGACAATCCCAGTGTGCCCGATCAAGAGGTGGACGCTGACGATCTGGTGATCGGAGGCCGCGTCATCCGGTTTTCGCGGGATTTGTAGGGCAGTACCGCGCTAATTTTCTTAAGTGTATTGCAAAGCCAGCCTGCTCGCGAATATTCCACGCTGAATGACATACAGACCCGACATCGACGGACTTCGGGCACTCGCTATATTGTCGGTACTTGCGTTTCACTTTCAGATCGGCCGCTACAGCAACGTCGGGTTTATCGGCGTGGATGTCTTTTTCGTCATCTCCGGTTATCTGATCTGTTCCGGCGTCGTTGGGCAAATGGAGCGCGGGACCTTTTCGCTGCGAAGCTTTTTTGAGCACCGGGTTAGGCGACTGGCGCCGGCGTTTATCCTCGTTCAGATCGTGACGTTAATAGTCGCTGCCGCGCTCTTTCTCCCATTGGAGTTGGCGGCGCTGGCGAGAGAGACCGTGTTCTCGCAGCTCTTCGTTTCGAATATCTATTATTGGCAGAATCTGAATTATTTCGCACTGACCGCGCAGCATGCCTACATGCTTCACACGTGGTCGCTATCAGTTGAGGCGCAGTTTTATATGCTGCTGCCCGTGACCCTGCTGCTGGCCAGACGTGTGGCGCCCCGGCATATGTCTGGCGTTTTGTTGCTCTCAGGACTGGTGTCCATCGCGCTCAATTTCCTGTTCGTTGCGAGCAAGCCGGAGGCGACCTTTTTCCTGCTCGCGACGCGGTGGTGGGAATTTGTCGCTGGCGCGATGGCCATTCGGATCCAGCCCGCATTTGTCGATCGCGCGTGGCTGCGCACTGCCGGAGCGGCCTCTGCGATCGTTCTGATAGTTTGCACAATCCTGCTTTACGAACCGTCGATGGGCATCCCAGGCTGGTTCACGCTCATGCCCGTAGCGGCGACCTGCCTCGCGATCGTTTCAGGGGCCGGCGACGGAAACTCTTTACTTCGGATCCTGCATCTGCGCGGCGTCGTTTGGGTGGGAAAGCTCTCGTACCCGCTCTACCTTGTGCACTGGCCAATAGCGGTTTTCGTAGCAAATATCCTGCCGACCTTCGGTGATTTCGGCCGGGTATGGCTGATCGGTTCGACCATCGAGTTCGGTATCGCCGTTTATATCGCTGAGACGATAATCCGGCGGCGAACGCTGCCGTGGAGCGGCCGCAAAGTGATCGCGACCTACATGGCGTGCGCCGCAGTTATCATCGTAGTATGTGCCTCGGCATGGGCCAGCGCGGGATGGCGGTGGAGGTTTTCGCCCCATGCTTTGACAGCGGCGGATGTCGCGGGACGAGGGACCGGCATAGCGGACTATGCCTATGTCGACGGCTCGCTGCCCGCGAAGCTCCACAGAGTAGGAGCGCCCGGTGCGCCGCCGCATTGGCTGATCCTCGGAGATTCCCACGCCGCAGCTCTGGCGCTCGCTTTCTCTAGCTGGCTGCAACAGCGTGGCGAGGCCGGTTATATTGCCTACAGCCCGGGCTGCGTGCCGGTCGCCACGAACATCGAACCGCGATGTCAGCGGTTGATGCGCGCCGCTCTCAGCTACCTGAAGCAAGACCGCCAGATCGGGAGCGTGATGCTGGTGTCGATATGGCGCAATGTGCTTGGCGATCAGCGCCGAGCTTCTCCCCGTGACGGCGGTGTCGACGCTAACATTGTCCCGGATATACATCGCACTGTCACAGAGATGAAGACAATGGGCCTCCGCCTCTACGTCTGGGAGCCTATACCCTCCATGCCAACCTCAGTTCCGGAGACTATCGCGCGGGCACGAATATTCGGCGGACCGGCAGATATGACGGCAAGCCTGCGCGCCTATCGAGCCGATACCGCGGCCCTGCGCGCGGCTCTGGATCGTGAAGGGGGGCTCATCGATGGTCGGATAGATCCTTCATTGGCGATGTGTGATGCGGATCGCTGTTTCGGATCTCTACGAGGCGAGCCCCTTTTGAGAGACAGCAATCATCCCGCGCCAGGCCAATCGGCCTATTTCGCGGCTATGATGACTGCTCAGCTCGCAAGCGCGCCCAAGGCGATAGCCCGCTAATGCCGATTCCTACCATGTCCCTCGATGTCGTCGGCGTCGATCATCCGAACCGGAAAAAGCAGGTCCCGCGCCGCTTCGAGATCGAAATGTGCTCGCCCGGCGAGCCGGTCGAACTGATCCCCGAGCCGACGAATCCTGCTGACGAGCGCGCCGTTGCCGTCTTTAGCGCGCGGGGAATACAGATCGGCTATCTCCGCGCCGAACGCGCGCCACTGATCGGCGGCATGATCAAGGCAGGCACCGAGATTCGGGCGATCTTTCAAGCGGCGACCAAATGGGGCGCGATCGTCCGCATCACGACCGACGGAACCGACCCGGTCTTGCCGCTTCCGTCGGTCCGCGACGTGCCGCCCGCAAGCGCCGATGATTCGGGCTTCTATCCCGATCCGGAGTGGCCCGACGACTGACCTGCGAAATATTGTGCATACCGTGCACGATTTGTGCTTGACGATAGTGTGCACGTGATGCACATATCTCCCATCAGCCGTTCGCGGCGAGGGAGATCAAACCGTGCTTCACACCCCCATCATGCTGCAGACGATCCGGGCGAACCATGTCCGCCTGATCGACGCGCACGTTCTGAAGGCGACCCGCAATTGCGAGGGCGGCGCGCTGTCGTCACGTCTGGCGCTCGTCAGTGTGTGGCTCGTATCCAAGGGCTGCGATGATGCGCCTTGCTGGGGCGAGCAGCATACGGGCGAGGGGCTTGCATTCTGGCGCGATTATGCCGCCAAGCTGACGCCTGACGCACTTGCCGACGAGCTGGCCAAGGCCGAGCGCGAGATATTCCATAAGCGCAGCAGCTTCCTGCCGAGCGTGAACCTGCCGGCGCGGATGGATCGCATCGCAGCGGCGAGGGCGGCGGCATGAACGCCGTTTCCGCCCTCTCGCTCGATCTGTCCGAAGCCAAGCTCGCGGCCGCAGTCGCCGAGGCTTCGGGCTGGGTCCGTGTCGCAACACCGATCATCAAGGCCATGTTCGCGCTGGACGATGCGCAGGCCGATCTCCGCTCGGCGAAATACGATTTCCGGGGCAAAAAGCGCTGGAATGAGCCCGCCGCGTATGACGAGCGCGCGATGAAGGAAGCCGACGACATCGTCGATGAGGCCCGCCTCAGGCTGTTCGAAATGCTCGACGGCATCCGCGATGACTTCCGCTGCGACGCGCTGCACAGCTTCGGCGAACCCGCCGACGGCGATGACGACGCCTGGGGTGCGCACGAGGCGCTGGTCGAGGAATTCGACCGCCAGCTTCCGACCGTAGATGCGGTCGTCAAGCAGGTCGGAGACGCAATGTGAGCGCGCCCGAAAACCCCCGCGCGTTCCCAAGCACCGCCATTGCTTCCCAATGCGGCGGGATGACCTTGCGCGACTGGTTCGCGGGGCAGGCGATGATGGGCTTTCTCGCCGATGGTTCGCAACGCCTCGTGGCGGCGGCAATCGAGGAAGACGCTCCACTCGGCATGTTTCAGGACGCGACCGCGAAGGCATCAGTCGTCAATCAACAACTCGCGATCGGCTTCTACCAACTCGCCGACGCCATGCTCGCTGAACGCGAGAAGGCGACCGGCGCATGACGCCCGCCCACGCCCTCATCGAATCCGCGTTCGTCGTGGCGATCGTCGTCGGCGTCGCCTCGATCGTGCGCGATGTCGTCCGCAACCGGTCGCGCATCGTCGCGATCCTTTCCACCTTCCCAGCTTGGCTGCGCGCACTTGCCCCCCGCGCGCGGTCGGATGCTGCTCGGCCTGCCTCGATCCCCCGGCAGGAAGCTCAAGGCGTCGCTCGTTCCGAGCGCGACGACGCCGAAAGGGCGGACGCATGAAGCTGGTCTGTCCCTATTGCCCCCGCGAATTCGGCAGCGCCGACGCGATCGAGCAGCATTGCCGCGCCAAGCATAGTCTTCCCGCCGGCAAGATCGCTACGCCTGCCGTCGAGGATCCGATATGCATCGAGTGCGGCGCGACGGCTTCGCTTGTAGGCGGCGCTCAGATATACCCGCACCGGCCGGACCTTTACGGCAAGCGTTTCTGGCTCTGCGCGTGCGGTGCCTATTGCGGCTGTCATGGTCAGACGACGAACCCGCTCGGCAATCCAGCAGGCCCCGCGACCCGTCGCGCCCGTAGCGCAGCGCACGACAATTTCGATCCGATCTGGAAATCGCGGCAGATGCACCGCGCAGAGGCTTATGCCTGGCTGTCCCGCGAACTGAATATCGCGCCCGAGCATACGCACATCGGCATGATGACCGCCGCGCAGGCATGGGCCGTCGTCGATCTCTGCAATGCGCGCCGGAAGGCGATGGCAGCATGACCGACGACCGCAAAGGCAAGTTCATCGTCATGGTGCCGACTGCGCATGTCCTCGAGATAATCGAGGAATCGGCGCTGCTCGATTTCGGCTTTGCCGTCCGTCTCAATATGGAAGGCGAGCATACAGGCCAGCACGTCATTTATCGACCGTCGGACCTCTACGATGACGAGCGCACCGCATGAGCCGCCACGAGATCATCTATCGCGACGGCGCCGCGCCGATAGCCGGGTTCGCGGGCTTCGACGCTGACGCTCCGATTGCGGGCCTTTACAAAATGCGGCTGCGCTCCGGCGGCGTCTTTGTCGGCATCAGCATTCGCTTCGGGCCTGCGCGCGACCCCCTGACGGGCGAGGAGTTGGACCGATCCTATTTCTGGCACGCCGAAGCCAATGGCGCCCCGATCGATATGGAAGAGGTCTGGCCGCGCTGCGCCGCCGATCCGATCGACCAGGCCGAGGCCGATTATCTCGCGACGTTGCAGGACTGGGGCCGGGAGACGGGTCACGCCGCGCTCGCCGACCCGCGCAAGCGTCTCGATCCGCTTAACTCACCTTTGCTCTTCTAACCGAAAGGCCATCCGATGACCCGTATTGCCGCTGCCGTTCCGCTCGCCGAACCGTCGGAAAACCCGCGTATAGCACTCGGTGGCAACCGTCCGCCGCTCGACGTTGAGGCGCGCGCCGCGTTCGACGACATCCTCGACGGGAAGGCGGGCTTTCGTCAGCGGATCAAGGATCTGCTCGGATCCGCCGATCGGGCCGTCGCGACCGACGAGGAAACCGCTGGCAAGTGTGGTGAGCTGGTCAAGCAGCTGCGCGCGGCGTCCACCTTCATTGAGGGCGCGCATAAGGAAAGCAAGGAGCCGTATCTGCTAGCGGGCCGCGCGATCGATGGCGCGAAGAACGAGCTTATCGGCCCGCTCGCCGCCGCCAAGGTCAAGGTCGAGGGCAAGCAGACACAGTTTCTCCGCGAGGAGGATGCGCGGCGCCAGGCTGAGGCGCGTCGGAAATGGGAAGCCGAACAAGCCCAGCGTCGCGCAGAAGATGAAGCGCGCCGCGCCGCTGAGCCGACGGCACTGGTGACCGATCCCGCACTGATCGCAGACCTCCCCGCGCCCGAGCCCGAACGGCAGATCATCCGGGGCGACTTCGGCGCGGCCGTGTCGGGCAAGAAAGAGTTCGTCGCCACCGTCCGCGATTACGAGGTCGCGTTCATCGCCGTCGCCGACAACGTCAACGTCCGCGCGGCGATCGACAAGGCGGTCTCTGCCTTGGTTCGCGGCGGCGTGCGGAAGATCGAAGGCGTCGATGTCATCGAGCAGCTCAAGGTCAGCAACCGATGAAGATGTCAGCCCCGCCCTTTTATCTGGTGTGGTGTGAAAACGGCGGCGAGCCGCGGCAGAAGCACGACACCCTTCAATCGGCCGAACGCGAAGCCGAGCGCCTAGCCAAGGTCCACCCCGGAATGCCCTTCTGCGTGATGCTTCCGGTCGCCCGCTTCACCGAGCGTCGCGTGACGGTCGAGCGCTTCGATGTCCTCGACACGGACGTCCCATTCTAAGGAGAGACCTATGCCCCAATTCTGTGCCTGCAGCTTCAAGTCCGGCGATAAGCGCCTCTACACCTATCAGAACGACGGTCCCGAGGTTTTCCCCGGCGACCGCGTGAAGGTGCCCGACAATCGCAGCGATGGCTGGAAGGCCGTCACCGTGGTGTCGGTGACTGACGAGGAGCCGCCCTTCGCGTGCAAGCCGATCCTCGGCCGCGTCGAGGATGTGCCCGCGCCGGCCGAGCCCGACGATCTCGATATCCTCGACGCCGCCGATCTCGATCGCGTCCACGACGACCCGCCCGTCGTCCAGTTCTGACCTTTCCTCCGGAGATTATAGACATGAACCAGATGGCCCACCGTCCCGCGCGCGCTGCCGCCGTGCAGCGTCAGCAGGACCAAATCGACCAGAACGTCCAGCGGATCGAGGCAACTCGTAAGCCCTCGGCCCTGCAGCTGATGGGCGAACGCTTGAACGTGCCTTCGGACATCTTGAAGAGCACGCTCCTCAACACGGTATTCAAGGGCGCGAAGGATGACGAGTTCGTCGCGCTCGTAATC